AAATTAAGGCTGTGTCTGCGAGCACGGCAAAGACGTTCCGACTTCAGCTGCCTCTGGAGTCGCAACCTAAAGGGGCCGATGGTTCTCGCAGACCATCGCCCCTTTTTTATTGAGGTGAATATGGCGAAGAAACGGCCAGCGATTAAGATTAAAAACCTGGAGACCTACCAACATTACAAGCTCAGGAACCCCACATGGGTCAAATTGCACCTCACACTCCTCGATGATCCGGACTTCTTACGCCTCCCAGATGCCTCAAAATGGCACTACCTTGGACTGATTTTACTCGCGAGTCGGCATGCAAACTACATTCAATTTGATGTGAAATACATCACCAACCGCCTTGGATTGACTGAAAAACTAGACTTAACCCATCAATTTTTAAGGGATCATGTGCTAGCATGTAGTGCTAGCATGACGCTATCCCACCGTGCTAGCGCACTTCATTCTATCAAGAAACAAATTTGTGTCTCAGAGACAGAGACAGAGACAGAGACAGAGACAGAGACAGAGACAGAGACAGAGACCCCTATAGTCCCCTTGCAAGGGGACAGGGTTGGTATGAGTGCGTTTGATCAATTTTGGGCCTGTTATCCAAAGAAGGTTGGGAAGGAAGCGGCTCGCAAGGTCTGGGGGAAGATTAAGAACCGACCTCCTGTGATCTACATCACTGAAGCCATCCAACGCGCTAAAGAAACAGAGCAATGGAAAAAGGATAACGGGCAGTTTATTCCAAATCCGGCAACTTGGCTCAACCAAGGCCGGTGGGACGATGAGCCGGTGGAGGTGAGTGGGATGTCTGACCCGCACGGCACACTCGCGGGCATGAAGGCGTTTTTAGAAAGGGGGACGTGATGACAAAAGCGGAATTTTTGAAAGGCTGGACGTTTTTGACCACGCAGCCATGGGGTAAGCCGTATCGTGGGACAAGCCCAGAGGCGGTGATTCAGGTGGAGTTTTATTACAAGCATGTGAACCAAGCCAACCCGGTTGTGTGGGTGGCCGTCTGTGAGCATGCTGCGACGGGTGGCAAGTGGCCGAGTTTGGATGAGTTGAAGCAGAGCTTGACAGCGAACGGGGGATATGTCCAAGCGAATCAGCGATTACTTAGTATGCCGTCTCGCCTCGCCTGGGAGGAATCTCCTGAGCCGTTGAATGCGTGCCTCGCCTACCGGAAGCAGCATGACTATTCCTTCGCAGATGCCTACCTCGCAATCCTCCCGGTCTGGCTTGAGCAGAATGAAGGGCATGAGAATTACAGGAAAGCGAGCACCCTACTTGAGTCAGCAAAGAAAAACTTTGGCTTACCAAGAGGGAAGGTGGGCAATGTGGAGGTGCCGCTATGAGCTATGCCGTGTTTCAGTGCCACACAGAAGGTTGTACCGTGATGATTCGATGCCCAGTCGGGATGGTGTCCCAAGCAAGTCACCAGTGTAAATGGTGCCAAGTAGGCACCGCGTACTATGCGGATGGATCATTAAAGCGCTCGATTCTAGAGCGGAAAGGAACAGTATGACTTGTGCGAAGTGCAGCGGGTTGGTTGCAGAACGGTACGACACCGCCTTACGTGAGCATGAGCGGTACTGTATCCAGTGCGGCTACATGCCGGACTTAGTGTGTCGGCGGGAGGATGGGGCGGATCGTGGCGAGGAACTCCTCTGCGTGAAGTGTCGCGTCGCCCCACGGCATACCATTACGGGACATTACGGCAAAGTGAAGAATGACACCCAGCTCCGCTACTGCGTCGGGTGCCGGGTAGAGCATGCGGAGAGAATGCGGGCGCACCAAAATAAGATGCGGAATGCTAGCGGGAGAAAGTCCGGCCTTGGGAATCTCCGAGTAAGGAGGTTGGTCGTATGATCCATACCGCTATTGATGCCTCAAGCTGCGAGGGAGACCGCTACAAGTTCCTGGTGGCGGCGATTATCCAGCAGGGAGTCAATGATATGTGCTACTTCCGTGGGGATACCCGGTTAGGGGAGTCACAGAAGCTCGTGAAGCAGCAAGCCCGCCATTGGATCATGTGTGGTGATGACCCACGTGGCCAGCGCCCCTGGTCATTTGAGTGGTGCTGCCTAATGGCGGATCGGAACCCGAAGCGGTGCCGGAATGCAATCCGGAGACGGCTGGGCATAAAGGTGGAGCTATGAATAGCCTTACGTTTACCCTGCGCGGCAAGATGAAGTCCGGGAAAAATGAGGTCATGACCACCAGCCGAGGCATGCGCTATCCAAAGGCACAATTTAAGGTGTGGCGATCTGACATGCTGGAGCAGATCGGCTACATCGCGAGGCCATTCGTGGGTCCGGTGGCCCTCGTGGTGGATTATGTACCGCAAGACAAGATCCGGCGCGACGCGCCAGGCATTCTCGATGCAATCTGCCATCTTTTAGAAAAGGCAGGCATCGTGACCGATGACGCGCAAGTCAAAACGATTCACTGGACGGAGTTTGTGCCAGAAAAAGCTGGGCATTGCACCGTGACAATTAAACCGCTTTACAGAGTAAAACCAATAAGCGTATAAGAGGATATATGAAGCGCGGAACACAAGACCATTTCATTGATGCATTAAAAGAAATACGGCGCTCTCGTGCGGCAACCTTGCGCGAGATGGCGAAAGAGCTTGGGGTCTCTGCCTCATATCTTCATGAGCTAGAGAAGGGTACCCGTAACCCATCAGTCAAGAATACAGCAGCCATTGTGCGCTTCTTGAGAAATACGCATGGACGGGTCTCTGAGGAGTATTGGCACACGATTGCAGCACGGACGCACGGATGGCAGGTGTAGTGTGGATGTTATCTAAATAAAGGAGGAGTTCATGAAGAAGCTGGTGGAAGACGTACAAGGGGAGGGGCTTGAGAAATTACTAGGTGACCGCGTGACGTTGTTTTGTGGAAATTATATCTACACAGGGAAGTTGGCTGGCGTAAATGATTCGTGCGTGCTCCTGACTGAGGCTGCGGTGGTCTATGAGACAGGGCCATTTACTGAGAAGAATTGGACGGATGCTCAACCGTTGCCGGGGCCATGGTATGTGATGACTCGGTGGATAGAAAGTTTTGGGGTGCTGAAATGAGGGGGATAAAACAAAAATATAGGAGCAGGAGCGGGAGCGGGAGCAGGAGCGGGAGCGGGAGCAGGAGCGGGAGCAGGAGCGAGAGCTGGAGCTGGAGCGGGAGCTGGAGCAGGAGCGGGAGCTGGAGCTGGAGCGGGAGCGGGAGCGGGAGAAGGAGCAGGAGCTGGAGCGAGAGCTGGAGCTGGAGCGGGAGCTAAACATAGGGAGGCAGCCATGAAACCGGCAGCATGGGAACCGAAAAACGGAGCATACGCAGAGGATGATGAGGAGGACGCCTTAGCGCCTGCGCGTGGGTGTATCAACGCCACGTTGGTAGGCACGGCGCTATGGGTGGTGATTGGGCTCCTGGTGGCAGCCGTGATGCTGCTGGCAGGGTGTACGGGAGGTGAGGGTGCACCAGAGGTGGCGGAGCAATCCGCCCCGCAACAAGTGGCTCCTCCTCCAACACAACCGCCTCCTCCCCTGACGCAACCGCCTCCCGTGGTGGAGCCGCCTCCATCGACGCCTGAGTTGCCGGTGGGCATTTGGCACGGCATCACAAAGCGGGAAGGACGGTCAGTACTGGGGGTGGTGCAGCCGAGCGGGGAGCTGTGGTTTATGACCAGCGTGGTCGGTGCGCCGGACTGGGCGGGGGGCATGGTACACGGGAACATGGAGGCCAAGGGCTCAACCTGGACCATGACGGACGGGCTCTACATCAACCTAGAGCACCAGACAAGGGCAGGGCTGACGGCGACGGGCACGTGGCTGGAGGGGCAGCGGTTGCTGGGGAGTTTTGAGTTGCAATACGACGACCCTTCCCCACGGCCTCCACTGTATGAAACCGACGGGGTGGATTTGATCTACGACACGCGATCGACCGAGGCGTTTGATCTGGCAAAAGCGGTCGGCACGTACCACGGGCTGTTTTTGCCGCTAGAGGAGGTCCTGTTTGACATCCAGGCCGACGGCACGCTCGAGGGATTGACGGCGCGCGGGTGCCGATTCCATGGGCAGGCGACGCCAGTGGGACCGGTGGCCGAAGGGGAGATTACGTTTGAGGGGCCGCCCTGCCTCAACGACCGCGCCACGGTGCGCGGGGTGCTGGGGGTGGATCTGCAGGCAGGCAAAGTGTATGCGGCGGGACTGAGTAGTGACCAGAACCAGGGGTTTGTGTTTATCGGGCAGCGGTAACTTTAACCAGGAGGCGACGATGAATTTTTCGCAAGCATTAGAAGCAATCAAGAGCGGGAAAAGGGTTGCTCGGTCTGGGTGGAACGGGAAGAATATGTTTGTGTTTCTAGTACCCGGAAGCAGGTTCCAGGTAAATCGACCTCCACTGCTTGGGATCTACCCCGAAGGGACAGAAATTGACTATCATGCTCATGTGGATATGCGGACGGCGACCGGTCAAATCGTTCCGTGGCTGGTGAGCCAAACCGATTTATTAGCGGATGATTGGGGGATAGTGGATTAACAAGGAACGGGGGAGCGTGGCGTCCGAAGGGGATGGCGCTAATGCCTAAGGAACCCTTGCAGTGGACCCACTGTATAAGACCACGCTCCCCTTTTTTGTGTTCATTGGGCAGCGATGATGAATAAACTAGACGAGCCAGTGACCAAGGGTGATCTGTTTGCGGTGGCTGGATTGGTCGTGGTTGGGTCAATTCATCCACTTGTAGCCGTTGCTGTGTTTGTGTCGCTATACTTAATCGCTCGGAGTTTGAAGCGATGAGGACGCCACCATGGCCGAGTGTGTGAGGGGGGAATGATGAAAGAGTACAGTGAAGAGTCAGTGCGGTTGCTCCTTGCACTGGCATGCCGGAAAGTTGGTTCACAACAGCAGTTTGCAAAGTTGAACCATATATCTTCTGCCTATGTCAATGACGTTATAAATGGACGAAGAATGCCAGGGAAATCTATTCTTGCGGCATTAGGACTTGTCCGTGTTGTGATGTATGCGAAGCAAAAGAGGTAACCATGCCACGGACGCCGGATCGGTTTGAGAAAACGGTACGACGTGCTGCACGAAAGGACGAGTGGGGGATGCTAGTGCTGGACTCCAACGAGGTGATCGACCTCCTCCGCGCCGAACATCGGTGGTTTCGAGACCGTATTAATGAGCATCGCCGGTCGATCAATGCCTTTAGCGATAAGGAACTCGATGAACGGTTCAAGGCTGGCTACAGTCAGGCCTGCGCTGAAATGTTAAACCTACTCACCCAACGGCGGAAATAGGAGGCCCCATGTTTACCATTCAAGAAACGATGGTGACGCACGAGTATCTCTTACTGGAAGATGGCTGCGAAGTGGGCACCATCGGGAGGCCTGGCCAGCCGGAGCAGAACAAGGCGCTGGCTGAGGCGATCGTAGAGAAGTTGAACCGGGAGTAGGGGAACTGGTGCAGGGAGTGCCCCTAATGGAGTGGATGGGTCTATTGAAGCGTTGATATTGGGGGCTAGGTACATGGAACGCGTGGCTGAAAGGCCCTGCACCACTTTGGAGGGGAGGTGATGTGACATGATGCCAGTTCATTGCAGTCATCCGATACGGTATCCCATGCCAGCTGGAGGGACTTCTGTTTATGGGTTCACCTGTGGAGCTTGCGGGGCCTACGTGCCCTGAGGGGGCCGCGCATCCTAGCCACGCGGACAGAGGGGAGGGGAGATGATTCAACGGTGGAACAATATGAGCGAGGATAACGACGGAGAGTTTGTGCTGTTTACTGACCACTGCGCCGCCCTCGCCGAGAAGAAGGCAGAGATTGCCAAACTGAAACACGAGCTGAAACAGGATGAATACAAATTCATCCGCAACCACAATGACTACTATAAAGAGCTGTGTGGGATGCGCGAGCAGATCCATCAACTCCAAGCCGAGCTGGACCAGGTGATGGGGGAGGCAGTGTTCTTTGCGAAGGCCTCAACGGTCTGTATGTGTCAGGATGTGCCAATGGCGAGAACTGCGGCCCACGAATATTTGCAGCGAGAAGAAGTCCAATCCTGGCGAGCACGGCAGGGAGCACAATAATGTGGCCATGGAGTACGATTCGAGATCTCCGGTGCCGACTCCAGCAAGCGGAGTCGCGAATCGAAGCACTGCAGCGCATGGATTTGATCCGCGACATGCTCTACCGCACGTATGCCCATGAAATCCGTGGAGCGCATAAGGGGATTCGGCGGCTGGTAGAGAAACTGAAGCGGGCACGGCAGGGGAAGGAGCCTAAGCCATGACTCCCATAGAGAAAAGATTGATCGTATTTGCACAATGGGTTATCTCCGAACTCCGTGAGCATTTAGGGTCAGATTTAGATGGGGGAGATGCGCAAGATAAACTTGAAGAATTAGGGCTATTAGTACGTGTGCCAGTTGATGCTCCGTGTGGTGAGTATTGCCACTGCGCTGAGTACGATGATGAATTTCCGACCGAATGCCTACGCTTAGTTGATGGAGTAAAGCCATGACCAGGAAGGAAGAATTGGAAGAGCGAGCAGAGAATCTTGAAACACAAATGAACAGCTCTGCCCAGTTATGCAGTATGGATATTTTAGAGGCCCTCCTCCAAGTTGAGCGGGAGTGCTGGCGTAAGATCATCGATGAGATTCGCTATCGTCATCATACAGTACGGATGAATGAGAAATCGTTAGAGGAATGGTGCCGTGACCAGCTCAAGGAGGTGGAGGGATGACACCAGTGGTCTGGCTTGTCGCTATTATCCCGATAATTATCCTCACGCACATCTGGCCAACGAAAAGTTGGCGCGATGTGTGGGTGAGAATACTACTCGTGAGTTTGACCGCCTCTATGGCGAGCGTCGTAGGAGGTAAATCATGACCCGGCGTGAGGCGTTGGAGGAAGGAGCAATAGAGCTATGACACACCTATTCAAATATCTCAGTTGCGGAGTGCTGTGTGCGGTGGCTGGAGCCATGTTCGCGTGGTTGGTGTTGGGCAAGACTGATTCAAACTGCAAGCTCAACGCGATTGACCATCAGCAGGTCGAGGCGTTGCGTGCGAACTTTGCCAATAGCGAGCGGAATAATATGATTCTGGTTTCTCAACTGGCCGAGGAGCGACTCAAGAAAGTGTCGAGCTTAGAGCGGGAAGTGGAAAGTATAAAAGTGTTGGCAGCACAGGTCAAGCCGGTGGAGCAGGCGGTAAAGGTGAGTCCGCACGAGACGGAGCAGACCAGAGCGGATGGAGTCACGCTTTGGCTACGGGACAGCCTCAACCAGGCCAAGACCGCCTGGCGTGGGGCTATGAGAGTGCCATAGGGCTACTTCTTTATGTGACCGGCAAGACGGAGTGCATCGGCCAGGGTGACTCCGTTGCGTGAAGAAGATCCAACGACACGCCCTAACGTGAGATCAAAACACGTTTTGAGCTGAAATGGTCCAGCATAGAGCCATGCCCAGGTGAAATCTTTAGCCTCTTGCCATCCTGGCTGTTTCTTGTTCCGCTCTGGGGTATCGATGCCCTCTTCTCGAATATGCCAGATTCCAAACGGATCAAGGTTGAGCGTGTAGGTATCGCCGTCGTAGTTGTAGAGGACGTGCCTTGGTTCCAGGTCCACCGTCAGGCACGTGGCGGCATGAGAGCGGGTTGCAATCATAATGAGAAAGAGAAACACCAATGCAATGATGCACAGGAACGCCAGCGCCATTTCAATGGTCAGTGGAGTCCGGTCTTTCCATCTCATTCAGCAATCTCCCGTTGGTGCACATGAAACGCGGCGTTGATCGCCTTCTCCTGCTCCACGTACTCCGTCAATCCACGGTGCGCGATGAGGGAATCGCCGAGTCGAGCTGTAAGAACTTCGATTCGACCGAGGAGCTGAGCGCAGGTAGCGGGTCCTGATCCTTGTAGAGCAGGCTCTGCGGGGGATCGGTCATTTTCGGGCACACCACGATAGGGGATGGCGTTGAGCACCCGTGCCAACTCATCGACGCGAGCAGTAAGAGGCTCAGGGACCAGACAGGTTTGTGTCTCAACATATTTCACCTCAGTGTCAGGATGATGTACTTTCAAGGCGTCGATGTAGGAAGAGAGCCGCTGATTCTCTGTGTCGCGGTCGAGAACCTTACGCCGCTCTTGGATAAAGTTTTTGTAAAACCGATCCTTTTCGGCTGCAGTACGTTCGACCACCTCTAAGAGCTGGTCGTACTGGGTCTGCTCCACCATCCTAACCGTTTCCTGCTGCGCTTGAACTTCCTCCGCATGTTCAGCACGGATCTGGTCTCGCCCTTCAGAGCGGAGGCTTTCTTTATAGAGGTACCAGCCTCCAGCCAATATGGCAGCCAAGAGAATAGGGCCACCGATCCGCGCTGCAAGTGGAAGAGCCGTAAACACACCTATCTCCTCTTCTTTCGTGCTGAGGCATTCTTGTTCGTATTGCTATTGGCATTTACACTGAGCTGCCCTTGCCCTTGTGTGAGCGTATCCCCGCTCATCGCAAGGCCTGCTCCAATCGATCCGCCGATAATCGCCGCCTCAATTGGCCCTTTGTAGAGCGTGGCAATTGGCTGGTCGCTGGCCTGGACGTACTCGGTGGCAGGCGTGCAGTCCATGTACTGGCTGTGCTCCGCCCCGTCTTTGCGCAGCTCGGACAGATCTTTTGCGCTGATCTTCTGCCGACACACAAAGACCCCTTGCGCATGGGGCTGGCCTGCCGTCCAGCGGTCATTGACCAGTGACCGCGAGACCACGTACCGCCCTTGGTCCATAAAGGCCACTTCCTGGAGGCCGGATGAACAGCCTGCTAGCAGCACACCAACGCACAGTACAAAACTTCTCATGGCTCCTCCTTTACTGGACCTGCTTTCGCAATTAAATTGGTTTTCTCTCCGCTTTGCTGCGTCGTGCCGACCCAAAACAAGACACAGGCACTGGTTAACCCCGAGAGCTGACCGAGCATATACACCAATGTCTCCTTGTTCCCTGCAGGGATCTCGAAAAAGTAGAGCAGCGCAATTGCGACCATGAAACTGACCGTCATCGAAACCGTGAGGGCTCCAATGAACCAGAGCACTACACGGATTCGCGGCTTACCTATTACCGCGTCGCTCATGGATGCCTCCTACTTCACACACGCGATGCTTTTTTCAGCCTTCGTCAGATTCCCGTTATTCCAACAGAGATAGCGCGTAGTTTGCTGCATGCTTTCCGTGAGCTGCTGCGTGGCAACCTGATGATCCTCTGATATTTTCGCAGTGCTCCGAATCGCTTCAGAGTTCAGCTTGACCGCTTCCAGGATCGCATCCATCTTATCTGAATTCCTATCCCGCACGTAGCCCAAATCCTTGGCAATCATCAAGATACACAAGCCGACAACAAAAATAATAAACAACTGTGTGACGGTCAGGCGGGTAAAAATCACAATAGCTTGAACCCATCGTGGGGAATGGTTGAGCTGTTCTTCCCATTTCACGCTTTCGTCAGTCCCAGGCATCCTACCAGCCCTCCACTAGTTGTTCTACTGGCGAGTCAGCCAGGTCTCTTTTTGCACTCAAATAGGACATGTCGGTACATCTGATCATGGCCAAACGGCCTCCCGCAGAATCTGCAATGGTACTGCTTCATACGTGCTCGCTTTGCGGTGGTTCCTTTGGATCAAACTCTACGTGTAAATGCTCGTTCGGCTTCCCATCGCTTTCATAGACCACATCAAACTGAGCACCGAGCCGGTCTTTAATTTTCTGGATGATCCGGTCTTTCTTGTACCGCACATCGATATGCTTGGTCCGAAGGTCGAGCGCACAGCCTTTATAATGCAGGCTGTTCGGCCCGTGCCGAGAATCGTTTGCGCTGGTAATCACACACGGGTATCCATCCTCGGTAAAGACCTGCTGAATGATGGAATAGGCCACCCCCCAACACGGATGCAGCCCACGCAGATCAACGCCTGGTTTTAACATCAGAATCCCACGCCTCCTGCTTGTTGGTCAATGATGTCTATCCTGCCAAGTACATAGGTGCCGGTAAACGCCACCCCGCCCTGCTTCGCCGCTCGGATCTCGGTAAAGCCGCTCGCCGTGGGGCTCACGCGGACGAGATAGCGGATCATCACGCAGCCGTTGCCGGGCAGCGTGATCTGCGGAACCTGCGAAGCAGTTAAGATCGTCCCCCCAGCAATTGCAGAGCACCCATTTTCTAGTACGCGGTAGGTGATGAGGAAGTTATTCAAAAACTGCTGCCCCCCCGTGCCCCACATGTACAGATTTGACGCAGTTAGGGTATTTGGGATTTGCAACCAGTCGCCCACGCCGTTATCTCTGGCCTCGATGCGGAATGCGGTTTGCTCGCAATCGTCACACTCGATCTGCACGACTATCGCCACCGCTCCACCCTTCACGACTTTTTTGGTGTTGCTCGGCGATGGAAGGATTGTTGGCCCGCCGCCAACGGACGGGCGGAACACGTCCTCGAACTGTACCGCTGTTTGCGAGAAGGTGCCCGCCGGATCATCCGGAGGCGCTTGCGTGGCTGCATAGAGATCGGCGCAACTCTCGACTGATCGGTAGAGCTCAAAATTTTTGTACACCGCTGCCGGGCCGTTCGTAAGTCCAGGCAACCGGCCAAGCTCGAAATTGCCGGGTAGCGTGTAGGAGGTGACGCTCTTGACGCCGCCTGCCGACATCGAGGCCTGCCCGTTTTTGTAAAGTGTCACAATATCGGTGGTCGCGTTGGCCACAACGCAGATATGCTGCGGGCCGACATCGACGGTGAGATCTCCTGCTGTGCCATCGCTTGATGTTTGGATACCGAGCCGCCAGGTACCCCCGGCCATCGAAATATAGAATCGCTCTTCAACTGGAGCGGCATCGAGCGGCACACCAAACACCGTGCGAGTAAGTGATTCATTGCCCGGTTGAATGTCCACCAAAAACCCAATCGTCAGACTTTGCGTTGATGGATTCACCCCGGACCCATACGGGATCGAGAGGTTCTGCGTGTTGCTCCCCGACATAAAAATCCCGCCGCCAGGTATCCAGGAGACGCTGTTGTTCAGCGTGCCGTTGCCACTTGCCCCAAGCGAGCCAGTGTTCGCCGCAGTGGTGCCAGTGCCTGCAGTGAACAGATATTCAATGTAGCTCCCGGCTGGTGGCCCCGATGGCCCACTGCCTGTACAGTTATTGGTTACGGCCAAACTTGTAAACGAGAAGATTTTTTGATGCAGGCCTGGGTACGGCCCGATGTTGTCGTTGGCGGTCCAGGTGCCAGAGGCACTGTTGTAGTCGAGCGTCCAGTTTTGGTTAGCCGCCTCGCATGCATCCCCGCTGATGCCTGCCACGGTGATTTCGATCTGTGAATCAGTCCCCGCCACCTTGGAGACTGAGGAGGCCGTTGGAGAGCCAGGGCACGCTGAGCCGGTGCAGTTGATCGTCACCCCAGCAGTCGAGAGGTTTTGAATTGGCGTGGCCGTATTCTGCGGATAACTGCACGTGATTTTGTTAGCCGTGATGGAGCATGTCGGATTCGCCAGTGTTTTGAACGCCCCGACCACGTTAGTGGAGTTGTTCGGGAATTCGTTGCTGCGAGCGATGTTGACCGGAGAAGAGGCGGTGAGTCGAAAATCAGGGATGCCTGAGAGCGTAGCTCCTGCGCTCACAAACGCGGGTGCGCTGACATTGGTGACGTTGCCTGATTGCGTGTAGTTCACCCCTTCTGTCGCCCCACCCGCAATGAAATCCGTACTCCCTGGCGAGCTGGTAGCATAGTGGTGATTGTTGCGAATCTGAATCCCGGTCGGCGTAGCCCCTGATGTCGTAAAGAAAATCGCGGACGAGTTTCCGGTTGTCACCTGGCGGTTTTCGTAGAAAATATTATTTTCGAGCCGCAGGTTGTTGCTGAGACTGCCCCAAACGATATAGCCTGGTCCGTAGTTGGTGTAGCCGATGGTGTTATCAGAGACCACCCAATCCGCCGCACCCGCAAAGTCCGTGCTGGGATGTTTGGCTGGGTCATAGGCAGATGACGATGAGCCGTTTTGCTGGATCCCACCACCGGTGATGTCATAGATGAGATTATTCGTGATCGTGTACCGGTTGCCGTGCAGATACAGGCCATGGATCCCAGTGCAACTAGTCCCCCCTGAGAGCGCACACGTGGTATTGCCTCGGTCATCAATGATGTTGTTGGCAATGATGTTGTCGTGCCCGCCGATTCCGAGAATGCCTTGTCGGCCAGAGGCATGCAGCCAGTTATTGGTGATGATCGAATTGTGGAGGTTGTGAAATTTGATCCCCTCCCAGCCTCCAGTAATCTCGAATCCTGAAATTGTAATGTAGCCAATCGCAGCAGCCACGCCAGATGAATGCAGAATGAGAATGCGGTCCGTAGAGACCTCCGGCGCAAACGCAATCAACGGCGCTTCGCCAGGATAATTAAGTAACTGGATCGGAGCCCCCGCCGTCCCAGACCGATTAAATCGTATCCCACCAGATTCGGTATACGTTCCCCCGCGCACCAAACACGTATCCCCAGCCACCATCAACGAGACACAATGCGCAATGGTGCGTTTCGGGGTCGATTCGGTCAGTCCGTCATTGGCGTTGTTGCCGGTTGTCGAGACATAGTAGGTCGCTGCCTGGGCTGACGACGCCGCCGCGAGCATGATCAGTAGCACGATCAATTGAACCATGGGGTTACCTTTCTCCTGGCTGCACCGATGTCGCGAGCCTGCCAGCTATCCCATGTGCAGTTACTCCCCGCCGAATCGGCAGCGTAGCGCAACCCACCGTAGAGGCCAGTGGTGATTGTGGCATCGGTCACACTGAGAATTTGGACGTCATTGCTGCGAGAACTGATGGTGGTGCCAACCATCCGCACGGCTAATCGGTCGCCGTCAACCCAGTCGGTGCCGTCCGATGCTAATGTCGTTGATGAGCCGGTGACCGTACGAATCAGCGACACGCTGCGCCCGGCTGATGAGGTGATGACCGCAGCCGTGCGATAATAGGTGTCCGCCGCGTCGTTCGTCGTGCGCCCAATGACTGAGCATGCCATCGAAATCCCGCCACCGCCTAGCGTGGCTGTCACGGTGATCGCACTCACCTCATGGTCGGCTGTCGAGACAGCCGCTTGTGCATAGACGGAATTGGTTGCGCTATCGACGCCGACGGCTTGGTTAGACACAATGTTGATCGCGGTGCCGGATTTATCAACCCAGGTATGCACGCACGTGAGTGAACCGGAATCCGCACAGTCAAATGTTTCGGTCGTGAGGGTAAGCGCGTGCGCCACCGATACCAGGCCATCGAGCACTGCGTCAGCCACCAGCGCCCCGCGTTCTTTCACCACCGCCGCGAGCCCTTTGTAGTAGAGATCGCTCGAGAGGCTGGCCACCTCTTTGACCATCGGCCTTGATGGGCTGAGGATGATTTCGTAGTCTTTCCCTGCCTTCGGGGATGGCAGGCGAGGAATGACCAGCTCCTTAATCGCGTCTTCGACTGTGTTCCCGCGAATCACTTTCCCGGCATCGCGAGCAATGTCGGCCTTCGCCCCGGCGCGAATGGTTGCCGAGCGATCCGCGCCAATCACCACTATGCCGGTTGTATCGTTGGGTAACGAATCCGACTCACACAACATCAGCCCCGGCTTGGTGACATCATCACGCAGATCCACATTCCCACGCCCGTCCAGCAGCTCTGAGATCGCCCGTGAGCGGTAGGGATTGGTGTCGGAGCCATCGCCGTCGGTGGGGCAGAGATAGACCTCGGCCTGGACCGATTGAGCAAACAGCAATGTCAGTACAATCCACAGCATCAGAACCCCTTGCTGATTTTGTAGTGAATATCCATCTGGACGATCTTGATTCCAGCCACGGTTTCCGTTGTGCCAGCGGCGTTGGTCTGGGCTTGGAAGCCGCAATAGTTGCCCCCCGCTGGAGTCCCATTGATCGTGATCGCAGCGGTCGTGGCGCTAGCGGGATCGTTCTGGCTACAGGCTGAGCCGCCGCACGAGCCGGATGAACCGAAGGTGATGATGGCAGATTGCTCACCGGTTGTGGAAATGGTGGTACCCACGGCGGTTCCAGCTGGCCAGCACTCGCCGGAGACATCGACGCGAAAGGCGTTGGCCGGGGTCGCGTTGGTGTTAATGACCGTGATCGTTGCCGTGATCGTTCCGCCGTCCCAATTCGGTGGCATCCTGAACTTTCGATAAAACCCATCGCTATCTGAGGCGGTAGTCGTGATATAAGGATCGACCAGCCCTCCACTGACCAGCGCGGTATCTGTTACCAGCGTCGAACTGCCACGCGGATAGAGCATATCGGCAAAGAGCGGAATGGTTTTGACTGGGCGCTCTCCTGATGTCCAGGTATATTTGTCGTTATCCGTGCTTCCTGGGGTAATGGTGAGCATGCAACGGTCATTCACAATGCTGTAGGCGCACCAATTAAACCCACTCCAAATATAGGTTTTTACATTCCCCAGCGTCTCTGGCCGAATCAGGCCCCCAAGCGTCGAATCTTCATAAATGCACAACGGATTGACCCCACCGCCAATACAGAGGGCATTAGCAAAGGCATTGGCCCAGGTCACCTCTTTGGTCGTGCTGACAGTCGGCCATCCGGTGACCCCACCACCCCCAGAAGTCACCACGGCCACCCAGTTGCTTCCATCCCAGAGACAGAGCGTTGTTTCTGTGCCCCCATCTGACAGGCAATCTCCCGATACAGTGTCATCGATAATGAGCACGGCCTGATTAAGGCTTGGGGATGGAGGGAAGGCATCCGCTCCTGTCAGTCCGCCTGCGGCCACTGCGTCATAGAGGGCAATCCGTCTCGTATGGGCATCGTTGAATAACAGCCCTGTTTTCCGGTAGGTCACATCATATGCCCCATCGGCGGCATAGAAGGAGACCACCCCATCCAGGCTGGTGGTGAACGGGTTACTTTTCGCGGTGCTGCCATTGTCGGAGTAGATCGACGCCAGCGTGGTTGTCCCTGCGAGATAGACCGAGACGGTCGCTCCAGAAATGGCCCGTCCATTTTGGTCTTGCAGGACGTTGGTATAGTGCTCCATGGCCCATGATGGGGCAGCAAGCAGCAGGAGACTCATGATCAGACTGGCGCATAGTTTAGACATAGATGAACCACCTAAATGAGCCCAAGTCAGCGACACTTGGGACGTTAAAAGTTGTACTCCCGTCTCCCACTCCGAACGTGGTGCCAATGGCTGCGAATAATGCACTCTGCGTCGTGCGAGAGACTGCGGACCCATCGCACGGTAAGGCAATGTCCGTATCAAACTCTAGAAAAGCCGTTGCGAGCGCCCCAGTCGGGAGCAGGTTAAGTCGGTTGTTCATGTTGACCGGCCCGGAGAATTTGGCCACTTCCCCCGCAAATTGGCGTGATGGCACGCTGAGCGCAACGGAGTCAAGCGCCGAGAGAGAGAGCCCGGTGACGGGATCAACGAGCGAGGTCGCGGCATCAAGGTAAATGCTCACGATGAGGGCATAGCCCGTCTCAGGCAGATGCTCAGTCGTCACAATGGACCCTGTTCGAGCAGTGCCTCCAATGATCTTGACTCTTCTTCCCGGAGAGAGTAGCGACCCATCCCATGTGGGCAGCCCTACCTGGAGGTCTCGCCCATTTTGCGGAGAGCAGCGCGGGAAATGCCGCAAGCACAACAGTGCTCCACTCGGCAGGGTTTGGTATGGCAGTCTGCCCGCCTCCACCCGCATGTATCCCGTTCCATCGGCGCACTTCCGCCCCAGCGCTTGTGGTGAGCACCGCGTCCACCGTCTCGCCTGCCTGCAGGAATATCGGGGTTGTTGGAAACCCAAGTTGGCCCACAGGAACCGGGTTCGCAATGGTTAATCCGCTCCCGTTGTAGATCGTGCGGAGCGTGGCCGTGCCTTGCGTAAAGACCTTGATGAGATACCCCTCCGCTGCTGCACTCTCCAAGAGGTGCTGGCCGTTAAGAATGGGGGCAAGGAGATAAAAATTGCTCATGCGTACCTGATCACATAGCGGATGTTCGTTGCTAGATTGGCAATGTTGGGCACCTTGAAGAACCCAGGCACTGCCGATGCCCCGAAATTTCCTACAAGTGCATCGGCCAATACGGGATACAAAGACTCCTGATGATCAGCCCCATTACAGAGCAGTGTTCCAGGTGGAGGATATGCCACCCCCGCATAAGGATAGAGAAACCCAACCGGAATCAAGTTGAACGCTTTATCAACTGGGATGGTCACGGGGCCTGAGAAATTCGTGGTCATCCCTGTATTGTAGCCAGACGGCCACGAGCTGCCGGACGCACTGAGGAAGCTATAGGACACCGCCGAGAGCCCTGCATCTAGCACAGTCGAATCAGGGGAAATGGTCACCGTCGTGACCGAGGAAAAGGCAACAGCGGTAATCGTCGCATAGACGGTGCCACCTGACACCACCGCTTTGATCCTCCTCCCTACATGGTAGAGCGCCGTCTGATTGCCCGTGACCGAGAACTGCGTGGAGGAAATATAGGTTGGCGTGGTTCCTGACGTCCATTCCGAGGCCAACACTTGCGCATTAGGGGCAACGAGCGCCACATTGTCCACTGGGGGTGTGATCTGAATCGTCGGCGGGTCGCTGTCCAACGGGTGCGCATAGACAAATTTGTAATTGAAGGCTGAATCTAGGTAGATCGACCCTGGAGGCCAGCCATCAGACCCAAGCGTGATCGGGTTGGGATGCTGCGAGCTGCCGTTAATCGCTGCATACACCGTCGCCTTCTCCGTCGAGGCAGCTTTGTAGATATAGAGCTTGTAGCCCGAGGCCGCCTGCAAATTCGCCAGGATAAACGGGGCGTTCCCAAATGGTGACCAGAGGATACTCATTCGTAACTCATCCCTTCTGCTGCGCCCAGTGTCGCGGGAGGAAGATACCGCCGTAGCGCGTTCTTGAATTCAGGGTGCAGATTATTGAGCACGCCAGGGTCAGCCCCATGGTTCAGGTAATGCTTTGCCGCGAGATAGTTTCGGATGCTCGGAATCATGAATCGAATAGCACTGACCGGGCTTGATTCGGCCTCAACGATCTTCTGCCCCATCAGGCGTTCAGCGGTCCCCGATGAGCCAATATAGGGCATGGTTTCGCGCATCACCCTGGCTGCATCAGAGACCTGCTGCAGGCGTTGCGTGGTGGGCGTTGGCTTGCTCCCTGGGCGCTGCCTGCGGAATTGCTCAGAGAGCACCTTATTCGGGCTCACGGTTCCGCGTACCGGGTCGGTCGCCCGCTCTAAGGCACGAATGGCTGAGAGATCTGTGCGGGCATCGCGAAAAGCACGAATGGTATCCGGGGTTACCCCACTTGATCCCGTCTTGGCCAGCTCCGAAAGCTGCCGGTCCAGGAGATTTTCCATTGAGGTGGCGAGCTTCCCGTATTCCTTCGCCGTATACTGCTGTCCTGCCTTCCCGGCATCAGAGGCTAACGTTCTGACATCTTGCAAATGTTCAAGGAATGCGTCGCCAGGGAGTGCGCCATTTTCACGAATTTGCCGAGCGGTCCGCGCGACATCGCGAGACTTAGTAGACTTCGCGAGTCCCATCAAGTCGTCCAGGTATGCAGCGTCCTCAGCAATGCTCGGCACCCTGGCAATGGGTGCATAGGCGGCGTTCGCCTTATCCCGTGCCGCCCCAAAGATCGCTTCGGTCGGCTTCTGCCCTGGGGCACCTAGGACTTTTGACGCCGCCTCGTCAATCACGTCTTGCTGTGCTTTCCTGCGGGTCGCAATTAAGTTGGAAGACCCCGGCGAGGAGAGAAACCCCTCCTCTTTCTGTAAGAGGTACCGATCCTGCGTGCGCTGCGCGGGCGTCAGCGCTGCACCCCCCTTGAACCCTGCCGCCTCAGCCCGTTTTGTCAAATCCTTCAGCTCTGGCTGGATCGCTGGACCGGACCGCGTGAGCCGGTTTGCCACTCCGGCAGCTCCCGCCCCGAGACCGGCCCCCATCGCCCCACGCATGGCCCTCGCCACAAGTTGATCTTGGGTGTCCGTGTTGCCTGTATTGACGGGCTGCGCAGCTTCAAATGCTCCAGTGGTAAGGGCGGCACGCCCAACTGATCCCGGCGCTCCGGTCACAGTGCGCATGGCCGCAGCTGCCGCTGGGGCTGCACGTCCTGCCATCCCGGCCACCGCTCCAGGAACGGCAAACTGAGCAATGGTCCCGGCCACGTTCCCGATCTTCCCCGCTGGAGACGCGAGCGCGGGTCCGTACTCCTGTTCCATCCGTGCGATTTCATCATTCACCGCCTGTTTGGCCGCATCGTTTCCGCCGACATAGGTCGCCAACTGCTTCAAGCCAAGGTAGGTTCGTTTCAGGGATGACATCGCGCCTTGCGCAAACTGATCGCCAAGAGAGGCCGCTGCCGAGGGGAAATCGTGCACGGCAGGCTGTGCTTGTTCCTGCGGGGTAAACCGCGCACGCCCCATCGGGCGTGACTTTGCGGGAGGAGCCTGGAGGGCCTGCAGGTCCTCAGGGCTCACCGGCTCCCCGGTTTCGAGATCAATCCACCCCATTGCGATTACTCCTGGAAAAACACCCGTCCGTTGAGCACTTGAATCTTCCCGGCCTCACGCTTTTTGAGAATATCCGGTGCCGTGAACCGCTTGCGGAGCTTCGTCCAGGCCTCAAGCGGGATCGGATCGTTTTCATACATGGACACTTTCCCGTTCTGCGTCTCGGCACTGTACCGGGGGTTCTTCTGCATCCATTCCCGGAACATGCTCCTGGCCCCGTCGAGCGTCCCGCCATGTTCAGCGGCCCAATTCTCCAGGAACTGCGGTGCGGCTTGCGTCGCTTCGGCCAAGTTCATCACATTGACCATCGCCTTACGGTTCGTATCTGGAGAATTGGTCACACTGGGGAACATATCAGACACAATCGCCAACTCGGGCAGGGTGTTCATGAGCTGACTCTGCCCTTCCTTTTTCAGCACGTCAATCATTTCGTTACGCCACTTCTGCAGATTGTCGTTATCAGCGGACATCATCCGGAGCGCCGTCTCCCCGCCTGGAACCTGCCCGAGCCGGTTCCCGATGTCCTTTGTCGCCAGTAAGTTCATGAGGTTCTGCATGGTGGGCATGTGCATGGCGAACTTGCTCGCGTCCGCATGGGCGGATTCAATCGCCCCTTGGGCCAACTCGACCTTCTTTGCGCTGGCCTTCCCCTGCAACTCCTGCTGCATTTTATACGGCAGCCCTGCCCCGATCCCTTGTGCGGGCTTCTGGCCTGTGGCCTTTGGGCGTGGGGCGGGAGCAGCTGGAGGGGCATGGGGCACCGGTGCCGCTGGCGCGGGTTGCCTGGTGACCGGCTGTTTCCCGCCTGCCAATTCATCCCGGTACGCCTTGGCTTGCGCGAGTTCCGCGTTGAGGTCTGCCATTTCTTGTGCTGCCGAAGCGGGATCAATATCTCCCGTGGCTTGCCGTTGGGCAAGGTCCTTCCTGGCCTGTGAGAGCGTAAAGATCCGTTCATGTGCCTTATTGAGTTCGGCTACTTCGTTCTTCCTCAGCTCTTCCCGATGTTTAGCTTGATTGAGATAGGTGTCCTCGCCCTTGAGGCGCAACTCCCGCCGGATCTTTTCGTCTTCGAGGGGGGAGGTCCCCTTGTATTTCATGACCGGCCCACGATTGAGGTCAAATTCAGTTTCGTATGAGCCGCCGGTGAGATTATCGAGCCCCGTCCCCATCAAGGCCTGATCGAGTTTGCCAAACTCTTCTTGGGGGCCTCCTCCGCTCACGCCCTGTGAGGGAATGGCAGACCCTTCAAGCGAGGAGGGCCGTGCTAATGCATTCGCAGGACGTGCCCCGCCCCCCATCATGCTTGGCAGCATCTCCTTCCACGCAGCCATCTTCGTAGCCATCTCGGCTTGCTTGAGCTGTTTCGCCCGCTCGATTTCGTGTGGGAGCATCCGCAAGGCGCGTTCTTCCTCCATCCCCATCATGGCCCGCTGCCGTGCCATTTCACGATCCAGTAAGTATGGCTGAGCCGCGAGGGCCTCACCTTTGAGCGCCAACTCTGGGTTGCCGGAGTTGTACAGCGCCTTGACCGCATCCGGACGGATGGCGTTCGGGTTGTCTTCAAACCCCAGGAGTAAATCCCCCTGCCCGAGCTGGGCTAAGGCTTGCCGCTCCCGCTCACGCTGGGCTCTGGCGCTTTGGGCGTCGTAGGCCTGCCCCATCCCGCCCCAGAGCGACATCCCGGCCCCCATCGCCTGCATCGGGTCGTAGGTCTGCCGAAAGTAGTTCATTTGCCGTAGACTCCTAACCAGTTACTATCGTAGGCTTGCGTCGAAGGGCCGCTCTTCCCGAACAATCCGCCCAGACTGGAGAAGATATTTGACCCGCCACCGGCCCCCATAGTGCCCGCCGCTCCCATTGCCATCCCACCGAGTCCACCAAGATAGTTCCCCCAGACGCGGTTTGATGCGCCTGGATCCATTTGGCTGGCAATGTTGGACTGGAGCCCTGCCCCGCCAAGGCGCGTATTCGCAATCGCATTCCCGGTACTGGTGACCAGCCGCCCGTTCAGGTCGGCCCCTTGCATCGCTAAATTGCCGTACTGCCCCGCCCCCTGCATGCCAAGATTCCCATGAGCGAGCGCCGCCTGTTCCCCCATGCCCACATTCCCCTGTAAGAGTTGCCCCTTCTGCAGATAGCGATTAAAGGCGTTGCCGTATTCCTGGCTCCCCATATCCTGGCCGTACTGCGTGAGGGCGCGGAGGGTATCTCCGCTCCCCAACATCCCGGATGCGGCTGCATTCCCCATGATGGCATTGGAGCCAGACTTGAGCCGGAAATCATACCCAGGGTCCATATAGTCCCCCGGTTGGGTCCCCATGTGCTGCGAGAGGGCGTTGAGCTGTTCTTTTCCAAAATTCGTATACGGGTTGAGCTGCGCTTGCGCTTGGCGTTGCGCATTGACCAGATAGTTCTGCGCGTCGTCCGTCTCGCCCTTCGCAAACTTCTGCGCCTCAAACCCGGTACGGTTGAGGTAATCTTCAGCCCCAGAGGCCGCGACTTGCGCGTTGCGCATTTGAGCTTGCTGGAGCTTGAGCTTCTGCTTCTCGGCATTGGAGCCGAAGAGACTCCCCAGTGCCCCCATCCCCAGCCCCGCCGCCCCAAGTCCTAACATCATTGGTAACATGGTCGCCCTCTCTTATGCGTTCGTGCCATCTGCCAGGACATACTGCGTCACCGTCTTGGCCCACACCGGTTTTCCTAGCGTCGTATCGAAAAACATGAACCCAACAAACGGCGCTGGAGAGGGCCGCTGCGCAGTGGTCCCGGTCGCGGTCACTGCGTTAAAGGCTGAGACGAATTGGATAAACCACCGCCCCCATTTTGGCCCGTCCATCGGTTCACCCTGGGGCGGGAATGCCATCGTGATCATGCGTAGTTCGGCTCCATCTCTAAGTAGGCCCCGGTGACACGTCGCGGGATTGGCTCGGTGATGCGGAGCCGGACAGCAATATCACGGCCCGCCCCAAACTGCATGGTCCGCACCCGCTTGAGATACTGCCCCGCCCGTCCAATACTCACATGGCGCACAATCGGCCACGTTCTGCCCCCGTCTTTGCTGACCGAGAGGATTAGGTGCGGGTTACTCCCAGGCTCGACGGCATTGCCGACCCCGTTCTCCATGTCAATCTGGATGCCGTGCATCGTAATATGGTCGCCTTCTTTAAGAAGGTGCTGGCTCGTCACCTCAAAGGGGAGGATGCCTCCATTCTCGGTATAGATGCCTTCATCCATCCGCGAGAGCCGACCGGTGAATGCATCCGAAACATAGGTAGCCCCTCCGCTGGACACTGCAAAGAGCCCCCGATAGTACGGGAGCCCATCACTTTCCCGCTTTGACCATTGCCCCGAATGTCCGTCATAGACCCATGTGGAGGCCACGGCATAATCGGTTGACGGGGCCGTCACCTGAAAGAAGGAATGCCCATCAATGGAATAGCTGGTGCAGATCGCGGAAATCGCTACGCTTGGCGTCAGGGAATCACTCACCCCAGGGTCGTCCACGGGCTCAATGGTGTAGCCGTTTGCCCGATAGATCCCGATGTCGCCACCCTCATGCCCCACAAAAAACACACTCTGCCCTGACTTGGCATGCCCCAGCTCGGAAACGCCCCCGATCTCGGTATTGGCCGTAGCCGACGGCTGAAACCCCAGCGCCCCAGGAATCGACGAAGGGACCGCCCCCCACCATTCCACCGAGCCGGACCCAATAATGAGCAGATCGCTCGCATACCGCACCACGGCAATGATGGAATCGGGGCTGGCAGACGGCTCAAAGAAGTTCAACCCGTCCCATGATTTCCCGTCTTTAATGTCACTCGCGTACACCCGCCCTTTATTTTGGCCAGTCACGACATAGACCCAGAATCGTCCATCGAGGTAGACACCACCTCGTGCCCCTGTGGGGTAGTCTGCGTCCGTGATCTGCTCAAACGCCTCAGAGGCAAACGTATAGATATGAGGGGTCAGCCCATCGTTGATGAACAACTGCACCCCGTTCTCATCCATCCAGACTGGGCCTGACGCCGTAGCGAGATCCCCGATCTTGCGATACGCCCCAGGGGTGACTTTGTAGACCTCGTGGGCAATGACCATATAGAAGATGGCTTCCCCTTCCCGCACAAAGATTCCTCTCGCTGGGGTGGGGCCGATGGTGGTCACTGTAGAGAGCCCAGGCATCCCAAGAATGGCCACTTGCTGCCGTCCGTTCTCGTTCGACTCAATCATGGCATTGATCCGCGTCACGGACGAGAGAAACGGAGAGCGTGCCTGCTGGCCTAACCCAAAAATCGGTACAGCCTTCCGTGTACTGGTTGGCGCGTTAGCGGTCAACATTGATGTTATAGCCTCGCTTCCCGCCGCTATGGCCCAACTCCGACAGCCCCACTGAGACCCGCTGGGCAGGCTTCAGGTTGTTTCGCACCAATGCCCCTTCAATGTTCTCTAGAATCGCGGTGTTATCCTCGCTCCAGGGCTGGCCGTAATCCGGCGCAATCCGTGAGGCGAGCTTATACTGCAACCACGCAAAATAGGTGGGTGGGAGGAGGACTTCATCCTCCAAGCTCGAATAGGCCGCCGTCTCTGACGAAACGGTGAGCGTGAGCGTGGAATCATTGTCAGAGGGAACCGGATAGAGAAAGAGCGTGCCATGCGGATGAGACGCCTGGTAATAGACAAACGTACTCCAGCCCCCAGCCTGCAGGGTCTTGATCGCAATCCCGTCATAATCACTCTTGCTATGCGAGAGCGACACGGGATAATCAATGTTCTGACGACGGACATACCCCGAGAGAATTTCGGTAGGGCGTGCTGCCACCACCTGCGCCAGCCCTGGCCCGATGGTATACGAGGCCTGCCCGGCCACCAACGGGAAGGTAATTTCCGTCTGATACGACGAGAAAATCTTTTCAATGGTTGCTTGCTCGATAATATCGTTAAGGAGGTACCCGCCCTCATTGGCCGTTACATCGTCGAGGGCTTCCCCTCGGCCAATGACCTTTGCAATCCGGTAGGCCATCTCAATGAGATTCCGGACTGTCCGTGGCGCATCAAAGGTGGTTTGCGTCAACCCAATCGGCATTTACTTCTTGGCCTTCTTTGGCTTCTCCTCACTTCCTGCTGCGAGTCCCCAGCCCTCTGCAACGCACGCCTTTTCCTCATCCGCATCCTGCACGATGCACTGCTCCTCGCCGCGATAGAGCATCTTGGGATATTCCTGAAAGCTCATGTCCAGTAGCCTTTCGGCGATTCCATCGCCCGCGTTGCCATCAAGGTAAATTCCTTGCTGGTCTTCCAGCCCTTCTTGCGATACGCCTCATATTCCTCTTTCGAGTAGACCGCGATAGCCTTATGTGAACTGGGCTCATCAGCGCGGCCCGTCATGAGCACCGCGTAAGGTTCCTGATTGTTATAGGTGTGATTGATCGGCATACCGTGCGGGGCAGAGAGTGACCCCCCTGCCCCGTCCTTTGGTTAGTTCGACGCGATCCGGCAGGCGAGCTGCCTGCGGATGGTCTTGAATCCGTACAGCACATCAAAGCGGGTCCGGAGCTTGTCCGAACCAACCTCGTATTGCCGGACCATGCGGAGCGAGATGTCATCCATGACTTCACGGCCTGACATATCCACGCCCTTCGGCATCACCAAATCTGCCGTGGCCAGGGCAAACGCATCTTTGTAGAAGTGCAGATCTAGCCCGTAGGTGAGGCTGGCTGTTCCCGAAAAGACCACCGCCGCCCCGTTGGCCGGAGAGCCTGACACGTTTTGCGTGGCTCCTGACACGATGATGGAGGGGGCAATCCCGATGGCGAGGGTCGCCCCCGCCGCCGTGGCATCCGCCGTCACGACAAATTGCTGGAGTTCGCCCATATCCACCTTGGTTTCAGGATGGACGCGGTTGACCCCCGCAATCGTGAAGACCTGCCCTTTCTTGAACGTATCCGCTGCCGTCAAGCTCCCCAGGGTCAAGGTGGCCCCGGTCTGGGAGGCCCCGGAAATCGTCACGCTGGCCACCTTGTTGCCGTTGGTGTGCCGGATCATGTGCGTGTTCTGGTACCACTTGCCGCCGATGGCTTCGCCCATCACGCCCTCACGGTACTGAGAGGCGATGTTTTCAGAGCTTTGGAACAAGCCCTTCAAGGCATCCACAATCGTGGCCATATCCACAGGCTTCAGGTGGAAGCACCGCTTGGAGGTAGGTGCCAGTTCGTCGGTCAAGACGGCTCCCGCTGTGGCATAGGTCAAGAACGTGCTGGGCACGGTGCCCGGTGTCCCAACCTGCCGGTAGACATCTTTCGACATCGTGAGCGCATCGGCCTCGACCTGCGCGGCCAACCGCGTCATGGCCGGTTCAGCCACCCGCTCCGCAAAGTCGTCCAGCGAGAGGGTCAGTTCTGAGCTGAGAAAGCTCGGGGCCACCCATCGCTGCGTGCTGACCGTAATCGAGGTGCTTTGCTCGGTCGTGTCCGCATCGGTAATCGTCGCGCCGGTCCCGGTTGGATATTCGTTCGGGAGCCGAATCACGAGCGTATCGCCGATTTTCGCCCCATCCACCGCAAACTTGGAATCATAGCCGCGATGAATGTTGCCCACAAAATTTAACTTTTGATGCAAAATCATAAGAGACTTCCGGAGTACGGAAGTCGTAGTGAGAATGGTATTTGCCATAATAGCCTCAGGGTATCATGATGTGAACGTCTCAGCCAGCTTAACGGGGAGGCTGCGACACCCGAGGCCATTGCTAACGGGCAAGGGG